AGGCGAAGACCCAATGATGGATGAGGGAGAGCCTGAAGAGGAAGATGATGTAATCGATGTTGATGACCTTACAAAGGCACAAGAAAAGGTTAATGATAAGGTTAATTCAGTTGGTAGAGACCTAGGAAAGGTAGATTCAAGAATTGAAAAACTTATTGGAGCAATTGAAACCCTTCAAGGCTTGTTCGACAAGAACAATCAAGAAATTGCAGACCTTAAAACAGAATTTGAAAAGAGAAATCCAACACAAACAGAGAAACTTAACCTTCGCTCATTAGATTCTTACCCATTTGGAGTAAGACCTACTGATTATTGGGCTGATAAAGCAAAGAATAGCAATTATTCTGCGTATGCAGATAATGAAGAGCCAACTACACAGGAATATGTAATTACAAATGATGACGTTGATGATTTCAATGAAAGAGAAATAGCTGATACATTTGCAATTACTGATGAATTGGACCAGAATATAAAGAAAATATTTGGATTATAATTATAGAAAAAGAGCAATCAGAAATGGTTGCTCTTTTTTTATTTTTCATGATATTTATATAGGAAAATATTTTTGTTTTTTAAAAAATTTTTGTATATTTGTAATTGAAATTTAAGTGCTTTTATGGCACATTTTAATATTTTTAAATTATGGCTGAAAAAGTTTTAACAAGTAACATTGATGCAAGTTCCGTAGAGGAACAGTATGAGAAGGAGCACGCAGCAAGTGCATCTTCAAACAAAAAGAAGACTGAATTTAACAAGAAAAATTATTTACAAGCAAGGTTAAGTTCAGATGAAAATAAGAAATCATTAACAATCAGATTATTGCCATTCTCCCCAGAGGGCGGTAGTCCATTCAAGAAAGTTTTTATTCACACTGTTAAGGTCAACAAGGAGTTAAGCCCTGGAGGTTGGCGCACATTCGTATGCCCTACTCACAACGAGGGTAAGGGTGACAAGTGCCCATTCTGTGAGGTTTCTGCGGAAGCAAAGAATCTAAGGCATAACGCACAGACTGAGATTGAAAAGAAAAGATTTGGCGAGATTGAGTTTATGAATCGCGCAAAAGCAGCATGGATTGTAAGATGTATTGAAAGAGGACACGAAGAGGATGGAGCGAAGTTCTGGTTATTCAACGATTCTGCTAAAAAGGATGGTGTTTATGATAAAATAATGAACATTTATGATGAACGAAAGAAAGCAGCAGAAAAGAAGGGCAAGACAAGTAACATATTTGACCTAAATGAAGGAAAAGATTTGATTATAAACCTTTCAAGAGATACAAATAACAAGACAGTTATAAAGGTTGTTGATGATGAAGATAAAACTCCATTGTCAGAATCATATGAGGAAGGAATGGCTTGGATTAACGACCCTAAGAAGTGGGATGAAGTGTACACAGTTAAGCCTTACGAATATATGAAGATTGTTGTTAAGGGTGGAATACCAGTATTTGATAAGGAAAAGAACAAGTACGTTGATAGTGCAGCAAAGGCAGAGGAAGATAAGAAAGCAGCAGAAGAGGAATTGAAAGAAAACCTTACTGAACATAAGAAAGATTTTTCTGAATTTCCAAAGCAAGAGCCAAGTGAGGAAAACTTTGGCGGCGTAATAATAGATGGCGAAGATGATTTGCCATTCTAAGCGAAACATAACGTTTAATGTGTAAATTATATTACTATTATGGAGTGATGGGTAGTTCTAAGAGTTTAAGGTTGTTAGCAACTGCCCATGACTTTGACGAAAAAAATATTCCAATTCTAGTCTTAAAACCATCTGCTGATACAAGGGATGGAAAAAACATAATTAAATCAAGAGCAGGGCTTGAAAGAGAATGTATCTCAATTGGTCCTGAGATTAATATATTTGATGTAGTAAATGAGTTTAATGATTTAAGGGAATCTGAAAACAAAAAAGTTATTAAATGGATATTGGTTGATGAATGTCAATTTCTTACAGAGGAACAAGTTGACCAATTATCAGATATTGTTGATTATCTTGATGTTAACGTTATTTGTTATGGTTTAAGAACTGATTTTAAATCAAAGTTATTCCCAGCATCTAAAAGGCTTTTCGAACTTGCTGATGACATTGAGGAAGTTAAGACATCTTGCGATTGTGGAGAGAGAGCATCAATCAATGCGAGATTTAATAATGAGGGTAAAATAATTACCGAGGGAAGCCAAATATTAGTTGGTGGTGATGATTTATATCACGCTATTTGTAGAAAGGACTGGAAAGAATTAATAAGGAAAAAAATAAATTAGTTATGAAACAAGCAATAAAGAAAAAGGTTTTTACAAGGCCAAGTACTGACGATATTAAATCCTTATTGGGTTTAAGCACAGAAGCGCCAAAGAAACCAGTTAAAATGAGTGATTTGAGAACGTCAAGTGCTGAGAAGGAAACTGAGTTCATTGTTCTTCCTCCTGCATTTGAAGAAGCAACCAAATTACCTGGAATACCAAAGGGATATTTAACAATCGCTACAGGATGGTCAAACACAGGTAAATCAACCATTAAGAATTGTCTTATAGCAGCGTGCCAAAGAGAAGGAATAATGGCTGTTGTATACGAAACAGAAGGAAACTTTGATTGGAAGTATGCTATGGATTGCGGAGTAAAGGCTGAACCTATTTATGGCGAAATAGTAGACGATGAAACTGGAGAAGTTACAGAAGGAATTGTTAACTATAAGGCTGAGAATGTAATTTATTACGATTCAACTGTATTGGCTGAACAATATGGTGATATGGATTATTCAGCAGGAAAGAAAGTTTCAAAGAAAAGAAAACAAGCAGTTCTCGAAGATATTGCATATTCAATGAATTCAATTCTTGAATTGCAAGACGAAGGAAAAATTATGCAGCCTATATGCTTCATTTGGGATAGTATTGGTTCAATACAATCATTTAAGTCATATTTGAGTAAGTCTGGTAATAATATGTTCGATGCAGGAGCAATTTCTCAGGCATTTAGCAACCTAATTAATAACAGAATACCTTCAACAAGAAAGGTTAGTGAACCATATACAAATACTTTCTTCTGTGTTAATAAGATTTGGAATGATTCAATGAATTCAATGGGTGGTATTCCTTCAATTGAGTTAAAGGGTGGAAAGACTATGTATTATGGCGCTAGACTTATTATTCACCTTGGAGGTACTGCAAAGGCAGCAACAAAGACATTGAAAGCAACTGCAAAGGGAGAGAATTTCAATTATGGAATTATTACCAAGGTTAAAGTAACAAAGAACCAATTGCCAACTCCTTATAATGTTACCTACGAAGGAACAATGTGTTGCGTACATAATGGTATTATACCTGAAGCAGGGGTAGATGCATATAAGAAAGAAAATATGAAATACATATTGGCACAATTGGAGAACCTTAAGAATAAGGATGGCGATGAAAAAGTTGAAATTAACGAGTCTGATGTTGAATATACTGAGGATGAAGTATTAGACGAATAAAAGAAATGAGCAACCTTAATTGGCTGCTCATTTTTTATATCTTATAAATTCCTATTTCGTCAGTTATTATTTTTCTTCTTCTTTTTTTATTAATCATTGCTTCAAAATCTTTCTTTAGTTGCTCTATGGTTTTTCTTGGCCTTGTTGACTTTTCAATTTTGTTTGCCGTTGTACCAGTGTTAGATGTAGCTTTTTTGGTTTTTGAATGTCCACCATTCCATTTAAACCATTCAGATTTATAAATATCTTTTCTCATATATGATATTTTTATTTCTGGACATTTCCATAACACATAATTAAAGGATAATTGGTCTCTATGAGAATTATTTTTAACCTCTTCAAACCACTTTTCCATCAGTTTAATACAATCATTTTCATTATGCTTCCTAATCAATATGTTACTTTGTAAAAGCCCGAAATCAGCAGGAAAACCTTCTTTTTTGTACCTTTCAATTTGAGGCGCAATATTTTCTTTAGTGTCTTTTCTCATTGAAATTACAACAGATTGTTCTTTATATATACAACGCCTTGATGGATGTTCTGGAACATATATTGAAATGTCATCTTTTAATGTATTTTCTAATAGTTTATCTAAATTTCCTTTAATTGACACATTGCCATCAACCCATATTGATAAATCATATTCGCTTAAATGTTTATGCGGCATTATTTTTACATATCTTTGTTTTTTCACTTGAGATAATCCATCAGTTTCTTTTGGCAAAGGTCTTATTTTCCAAATATTGCTTTTAAAATTTACGTTATCAGTAAAACACACGTAATCAAATCCTTCTGTTACGTATGTTGGGTCTATTAGATAATCATATGAACCAGTTATACACGTATAAATTACTTTTTTATTTTTCTCCATTGACCAATATTTTTTATTTAATGTTGCCCATTCTTCAGCATCATATTTAGGTGATTCTCCTTTTTTATTCCAAGAGCCATGACCATAATGTATTATGTAATCGTCTAAGTTAATAACTTTAGACTTTAATTTTTTAGAATTTAAATAAAATCCAGCGCCAGTATCATATTTATCTGATGATGCGTTTTTTCTAATATTATGCAACCCGTGCATATACCTATCATCAAAATAATGCACGTTATTTTTTTTACACATTTCTACGTTTATAAAGCATAAAAATGGTAGCACACGCTTTATGGAAGAATTTGGCTGAGTAACTACTTCTCCAACATAAATTAAATCATTAATGAATAAGTTAGAAATATCCCTTTT